GTGCACATGCCTCACCATGAGTTCGGCGAAAGTGCCGAAAACATGAACCTCGACTTTGAAAATTTCAAACTAGAGGATCCCTTGTATGGCCTTGACGCAGTAACTGGCTACCAGTTACTGCAGTGGTCCATTGAGGAAGGTCTGTCCAATCATGGATTGGATGGATCTCCCTACAAGAACGCCGGGAACCCATTAAGAATGGGTTCTATTGCACCTTCTATTAAGTCGAGTGCAATTGGCGAACCGGGAGCTAAGTCCCGGGTCGTCACGGTGGGCGAAGTGTGGTTAACAAAATTCCTCCAACCGTTTAGCCACCACCTACTAGGTCTGGCTAAACTCCATCCGTCTGTCACCGCTGGTCTTACCAGAGGGTGGCAGTTGTACGAATGGGTGAAGAGACTACGCAATGCGGGTCCCGTCACGAACCAGCTCACCTACTTCTTAAGTAGTGACCTTACTAGGGCGACAGATTTCTGTACGCACCAGTATTCAACCGATATGGTTGAAGGTTATATAGAAGGATGCGATGAAACATCGGATTACCTTCTAACATCTGCGCGACTGCTTTGCTCGCCCAGACGTTATGAAACATCATTGGAGGAATTCTCCGATATGTTAACAACCCGGGGTATCCTAATGGGAGACCCCGGGGCGAAACTAGTACTCACTCTGCACAACCTTTGTGCAGAGTGGGAAGCCTATTTTCGTTCCGAGTTTGGCATGCTCGGGGCTTCAGACGAGGAGTTTCTCCTTCGTCTGGAGTCGGCTCGCGGAGCGACGACACGTAAGTGGCGTCACTTCGCTTGCTCGGGCGATGATCACATCGCTCAAGGGCCAGTTAAGTACCTTCGCCGTATTACGGAGAACCACGGATTGAACGGAATGTCCGTTTCGTGGAGTCAGAACTTCATAAGTTCTGCTGGTGCCTTCTACTGTGAAGAGATGCTCTTCACAGTAGGATTGAGAAAGGATCAGATCTGGGGAGTCGAAACTCCCCTGCATTCTAGACCTTATCTCGAAACACCTCACATCGATGCGATGAAGTTGAGGTTGTTCTCACCCTGCGCAAAAGAATGCGAGGGGAAGGATGAGCCTAACCCTGCCATTGGCAAGGCACGACAGATGCAAGGCATGTTGTCGTGGCTCGGCGGCGGCTTTGAGGCCATGGTTCCCATGGCGTCAGCACGCTTCGAACAGAGGATGGAAGGATTCCTTCCCACCCTCCTGTCAACCCGTTACCTACCAGTAAAACTGGGAGGCATCGGATCTCCAGCTTTCCATCGCTCAAAGAGCGAGTTGTGGAAGATATTCAGGGAGGAAACTCCCTGGATACACTTGCAGTCAATCAAAGACATCTTTGACGAGACTGCAAACCTCCTGGTGAGACGTTGCCTCGCGAACTTCGCGACCAATGCTCGAGCCAGGGGTGTCTCCTCTGACGCTGTTCAGGAACAGGTCAAGGAGGTTTTGTCGAACGCCGAGTTAACACTCGGCGTTGACGATTCAGGGCTGCAGTTATTAACTTGCAGTTCTGATGTCGACTGGGCCCACATGAGGTTCAGCGACAAAGTCACACTGGCGAAACGCCACGGACTTACGACGGTCGATGATGCAATTAACATCATCGACCGCCCCTATCTCTTCAGGAACATGCTTGTTCCCGAGATCTCTCGCCGTCACGGCGAAGATCCCTACAAGGATAAGGCGTATGACGTCTTGCCTTGGAAGATTAGGGAGTCGCGCCTTCTGGAGAACCTCCAGAAAGCACGCACCGATGTCAATCCCGCACAGTCGGGTGACTTCGAGACCATTATTGATAAAATCAGTCAATGGTGTGTCGGGGAAGTAAAATTCCTCGACCTACCCCAGGAGGTTTATTTCCTCCCGGAGACCGTCGTAACGTCAGATACCCTCTGTACGTTACGGACGCCAATTTAAAATTGGATCCAACAACGGTCGGTCCTTGTTCTCTATGAGAAGACGAGTCCACTCAAAACAG